CTCATGTTACGGCAGTCGTTGATACCCTGGACATGTATTCGTTTCTAGGAGATAGCTTCGAAAGACTTTCTCCCGCTGAACGGGCGATAGTCGAAGGTGAGGTGCCTCACGCGTCTTCCCTGGTTCAATTCCGTGGCTATGACGGCAATAACGAACTTGACCACAGACGGGCTGTTCGTTACCTGGTGAATGATCTGGATCGCTTTGAATCGATGAAAGATGTCGCTACTTTGAACTCGCACTGCCCAGTAGTCGAAATGTACGCGCGGATGTATGAAGTGTTTGAACCGATACGAGCTCAACTCATAAACCGTCTGATGGGGCCGCATGAAATTGTTGCCGTATTACAGGCTGCAGTTCATCCAAGTAACCGCTGAAATCGAAAAGCGTCATGCCCACCTTTACGTGGGCATGTCGTTAGTTCTCACGAAATCCAAGCATCTTTGACACTATGCCAGCCATGCTCTTGGTGTCCTTCGGTATCCATCTCCCGTAATGCTTTCGCACCATGGTTGTATCGGCGTGCCCCAGTTGCCTGGCCACCCATTCGACCGGAACGTAACTCGACAGCATCTGGCTGGCAAACGTGTGGCGGCATTGGTTGGCGCCTCGGTGGCGGACCTCTGCTTTTTTCAGATGGGCGGTGAACCAGTTACTCAATGTCTTGCCGTTCCAGAGCAAACCGCTGGTCGAGCTGCGGAAAAGGAACCTGACTCTCATCTTCTTGGACGTGATGTTGTCGCGTTGTATAACGGTGATCTCTTCGGCTACTGCTTCCTTCGCGTCGGCAACTATCTCTCGCATCAGTTCGAGGGCTGGGTCTATGAGTTCGATGGCTCGGACCCTGGAGCGCTCTTTGGGGACTTTGAATTCTCCGACGACCAATGCGCGGCGGATGTGTACCAGGCCGGCTTCAAGATCTACATCTTCAACGGCGAGCCCGATGAGTTCGGAAAGGGACAATCCGGCCCAGCAGTTGAACTCAATCATTCGGGTATCAGGTCGACGGTCGGGATCTGCTTTGCCAATCGACTCAATCTCGTTGCGACTGAAGGGGTCGGCATGCTCCAGGTCGACGTCCGATCCGACGTTTCTGATCCTATCGAGCGGATTGGCTTTCAGGATGCCGTCACCAAACGCGTCAGCCCAGACACCGCGCACGACGGTGAAGATGTCATTTACCGTCTTTGGAGCCAGCCCTTGCTTGAGCAACTGCGCCTGGAACAGCTCGATGTCGCTTTTGCTGATGTCGACGATTCGGCGTTTGCCGAACTTGTTCTCTACGTGCACGGCCTTGCTCACGTAGTTGACCACCGTGCTTGATGCTTTGAGGGCGCGCTGGACCTCCAGCCACCGGTCAATGCCTTCCTTCACTGTGCGCTTGAGTGACGGGCCGCCTGTGCCCGTGAACATGGCAGCCCTGGGCGAGTTCGGAAAGTGGGCCGCATAATCGAAGCGGCCCTCCTTGATTTCCGCGAGAATGGTACGTCGTTTGTTGTCGGCGTAGGCGATCGCGGCCTTGTTTACCTTCGAGATCCCTTCCAGGGGTTCCCGGCACCGTTGACCGTTGAAGATGAACCAGATGCGGAGTTGCTTGCCGTTCATCTCCACGCCAGTTGGCATCTTGTCGATCATGGCTTTCCTTCCATCCAGCGCTCAATGGCCTCGCGGTTGTAGACGATCACGTTAGCGGGGTCGTAACGCCAGTGCTTGCCCTCAAGCCACAGACCGCGGGAACGGTACTTGCGAACCGCTTCGGTGCTTAGGCCGAAGACTGGGTACAGCAGATCCTGGCGAAACCAGGCGCCGGGGGTGATGTTGAAGTCGAGTTTTTCTGCTGCGCTCATGCTGCCTCCCGTGTTTTCACGGTTTCTTTCTGAGTATTCATTGATGCACCTCTCCTCTTACATCCGAAACGATTGATGTGCGCGCGACGGCAGTAGCTTCTGCTCTGCGGGTTGTGCGCCGTCGGATTGGATCTCACACGCGAATCTGTGTCGTTTCCGGTTGGGCGCAGTCAGCGCCTCGGTCAGATCAGGCAGAACGTCAAGGCATTGTTCGTAGGCGTGAGGTCCCTTCCAGCTATCAGCCTTCACCACCTGGCAGTCTGTACGGGTTGCGTCCGCGCACAGGTACAGCAATAGGAAAACGTTCATATGCCAACCTCCTGCTGCACCACACTTAGCGCAATCGCCACCGGCCGCACCCAAACCGAAATGTTGCTGAGCATGAACGTCTCTCCAGCCTCGGAAAGCAGCAGCGTCATGCCGAAAACATCCGCCATTGCTCGTGCGGCCGCACGTGGTACCGCGTTGCCAATCCGCTCCCGGTGCTGGCCGTCGTTGATTCCGTCCAGCCGGAAGACTCCCGCCTGTTCAATCTTCCGAACGCGCTGCATGCGCTCGATCTCATGGGCGGTCTGTGGATCTGCTGACCAGTGGTCCTCTGGATCAAACAACGATTGCAGCGCGGCCAACTCCAGCGTGGTGAAAGGGCGGTGCCAGGTGCCGTCGAGGCTGGTGACCATGCAGGTCAGCCGGTCGTTCGGCGCCGGCATGCGCTGGTCTGCAACTGACCACCGGCCATTGTCGTGGCAAGCGCTGGCGGACACGGCGCCGGCCGGGGTGTTGTAGTCGACGACACCGTAATGTCCGCCGGTCAGGTAGGCGTCGCCCTTGGTGCGTGACATGCCCGGGCGAGGATCTGTGATCGATATAGCCCCACTTGCAACCTGTTGTGAGCCGGTCACGGTCTTGGCGTTTTTGCACCAGGGCGTGATCCGCAACTTTTGCGTGCTGGCATTCGGGTGCCTTTTTTTGTAGGCGGGATCTGCCACGGCGAAAGCGCCTTGCCCGGTGGTGCTGCCGGCGATGACGGTGCCGGCCGGCTTGCTGTAATCAGTGACCAGGTACTTGCCGAAGCCCTTCGACGGTTGTCGAGGGTCAGCCACTGCCTGCCCGCCGGAGCTGGGGCCGTGCCCTGCGGTAACAGTACCGGCGGCTTGGTCGTTGCGAACTACCCGGAAGACGTTGTTGTGCCGCTCGCCGCCCATGCGTGGGTCGGCAACGCTGAACGTTCCTTGTTCTGGGCTGCGTTGGCCGGTGACCACACCACAGTGACGGTCATAGGGCAGCACGCCGTATTGGGTGTATTCGAATTTGCTGGTCGGTCGAGGGGCGGCAACGGAGAACTTGCCGTTGGTTGGGCTCGACCGGCCGGCGACCGTGCCGGCAGTGTCCTGCCAGTCGTGTACGCCCATGTAACCGGCGCGGTATTCCGGCACGATCACAAAGTCGCGCAGGTACCCGTCCTCGATCGCAAACCGGCTCAGGCTGCGCCAATCCTTGCCGGCTTCAACCAGGGCTAGGCGGACCCACGTTTTCCACTGCAACGCTGGAACCCGATGCATCGGCCCCGCCTGATCGATATCGCCGGCCAGCGGCATGCGGCTTAACACGTCACCAACGGCGCGCAGGCTGCGCTTTTCCGGTTCGTATAGGAACGCAGGTACCTTTTCGACGTGCCTGGCCACCAGCAAGAAGCGCTTGCGGCTCTGGGCCAGCCCGCCGATTTCACCGCAGTCGTGGGTGGTTTCAGCCACCGCGTAACCGTAGTGCCTGAGCAGCTTGGTGATCTGATCCAGCAGGTAGCGGCCACGGGTGGCCAGGCGCGGGACGTTTTCAAAGACGATCAGCGATACCGGGTTGTGCTTCCAGGCTTCGCACATCAGCCAAACGCAGCGCAACGTCAGCTCGTTGAGTGCCCGGTATTTGGGCGTCTGGCTCATTCTCTCGGACAGCAGGCCCGAGGCCCCTTTGCAGGGGCTGCTGATGAATACCGCGTCAGGGTCTTCATTGCCGGCGGCGCGTCGTAGATCCTCGGCGGTCGCTTCCTTCCAACCGGTGGGAGGCTGCTGGCCGTGGAACGCCGTGAATTGCTCGCGGGTGAACAGGTCTATCAGCGTGCCAGGTACGCCGGTCATCATTTGGAAATCGCGCAACCCGGCAGGGTCGACGTCGACGCCACCCAGGCAGCGCCATTCAGCTTGCACTGGTCCTAGGACCGGTTTGGAGTCGCTGAAACCAGCAGCGCCGCTGCCGAGGCCGCAGCAGAGGTGGAAGTGGGTGAGGGTTCGCTTAAGCATTACCAAGTCCTCCCGGCGGCAATACATTCATCGCAGAAGCCCACAGGCCAATCGCGGCAGGTTGGACAATCTTGGTCAGCAGCATTCGAGACTTGCGTATACCCCAAAGCAGGCTGCGCGAGCGGGCGTCCCGAAGCGGTAAGCGTTGCATTACTGACCGCTGCCCCGCGCAGCTTTTCGTGGGGTATATGTGCCTCGGCAGTGGCGCTTGAAGGAGCAATAGTGCCTGCTGCTGCGCAGCAGAGACTGTTTGTTTCTGACGTGTTGACACCATTGGCGCTGCGGAGCAAAGCGGCACCGGCGCTGATGTTTTCCTGTTGGTTCTTCATGCCGCTTTCCTCCGATGTTCGACAGCGAGTTGGTCCATCAGGCGCTGGTGGTAGGTGAGTCGTGCTTCTGCGGCAGGCCATGGACGGATGATTTCAGTCATGGGTTGTATGCCGACCAAGCAATCCCAGATAGCCGGATCGGTTGGCATCAGGTCGCGGCGTTCGGTGGCCAGTGCAATCAAGTCGGCCTGGTGAACGCATGCAGGGAGTTCTGCAGCGATGTCGAAGCGCTGGCACACGCGTTGCCACACCCAGTCTTCGAAGTCCTGGTATGCGTGTATCCACTGCTTAAGTGGCTTGGTCATGTCGCCCAGGTACGCCTCTGGCGCGTCGTGGAGTAAGGCAGCGAGCTTGTGTTCTTCCGGCACCAGCTCGGCGACGATGCAACTGTGTTGCGCCACGCTGTAGAACTCGCGGGTGTGCCCGTTGAAGCGACAGAGGTGTGCCAGTGAATGGGAGATGTCCCGGGGATCAATCATGTCGGCGTCAGGCTCGAACAGATCAAAACGTCTGCCGGTGTGGGTGAGGATCCAGTTCATGCGGCCTCCTTCACGAGATCGGCCAGCAGCAGGGCGTTGTCAGTTGCCTTATGC